TTTCTATATTTATCTGTCATGGGTTCAATTCTCCTTTGTGATAAAAAGTTCATTTTTTTCAATTTCTGTTTCGTTTTGTTCGTCATAAATTACCTCTCTTTTAAGAATTGTTTACATGATATAAGTTACTATAGTTTTTTCTCCTTTCTTAACTCCCTGTTGCGTTTGGAACATTAATTGTCATTGAGTTTCCAGACTGTGGTTGTAATGCCCCACCAACAGCAGATGGTATTTTAAATGGTATTGAATCTCTTACTGCCTCTAAGTATATAGTATGAGTTCCTCCCCCCTGACTCACTGGATGTATAAAATTATGTCTTAACGCAGTAATTAAATATTTTCCACTCGTCATCGCCTCTGTGTTCTCCGTATTATTCACTGAGACTGATGGTAAGTTGATATCAATCATATCTCCAGCTGACATACTCGTATCACCATAAATTGCCGCATTAATAGATAAACAGTTCTCTAATCCAGTTAGTCGTTGTTCACGATGTAACATCCATGAATCATATTTATTAGATGAGTAATTAGACTCACCACCTGAGTTATAATGTTGTGCATCGTTATTTGCAACTCCAACTGTTGAAGTTGGTTGCAAATGTATCACTGAGTCTGGGAAATCTCCAACGTCATTTCCTAGTTTGTCAATCGGTTGGTCACTATACACTGGATTATCTCTATTTGGATTGTTTTCAACTCTTCCGTATGTTCCAAACTCATCAATGTAATTAAAAGTATTAATTTTATATTGTTTTTTATAAATGTCATGGGTTATCAATTTTGAACCTAACATTCCACCCATGATACTTTTTAACATATCATTGTTACTTTGAAATCCATAACTCAATAATCTTTCAAATTCGTGTGGTAGGTCTATCTCATGGTCTCCCAAACCTGTCTCTCCACTATGAAGTTGTCTAATTGAGTCTCTACCGTACAAACTTTGTAAAGTCCTAAAGTGAAATCCTTTTGTATTTTCAAAAAAAAGATAATGAGGACTATTACTGTTGGATGAAAGTGACTCCTTAGTTAACTTTTTAATTAATGTGTAAGGATGTAAATTTGGAGATATAAATTTTCTCAACCCAACTGTGCTCTCAAGATGAATGTTTTTTTTAGTTCCAATAGAATCATCACTTGTCAATATGGTTTTAACTATATCTGATGTCTGACCCTCGTAACTCTGTGACAATCTTGTTCTATAATTTTTTAAGAGTTCTGGTGACGTAAATGCAAGTTGATACAGTTTTGAATCTCCAGCAACATCATTTCTTTGTTGTATTTTATATACAGATAGTGGGTTATCCACAAAATCAATGATATCAACTTGATTGTTGAAACCTGGCGTTCTTAATTTTAACTCTAAAAATTCTTGTCCAACGATTGGAAAGTTAGTCATCAAATCATAAGTCTCTACAAAGGTGATTGAACCTGATATAGATGATGTAAATATATTTTCGTATATATCTATACTTGCGACTTGACTTTTCAAATCTACAAACTGACCAGTAGACGACAAAAGTTTAATTGTGTCTAGTACATATTCACCAGCAACTTGAATTGCTTCTTTTGTCATTAGATGACTGACTCATTCATTATGGTATTAAACTCTGATATGAAACGATCTATAAACTTAGGATCAAGTAGACGAATTTGTCTTCTCTTATCTTGCTCCTTTTCTTCATACTCGTAGTTTGTTATTGCAGTTGCAGATGGATAGTTTGTATTGTCAGACCCAATATCTATTTTTATTGTCGTATCTCCAGATGTTTGTTCAATTTCATAATGGTGAACTGCATTTACATCTGAATATTTCTCATTAACATAACTTAAAAATTGTGGAGTTGTCATGGGCCATTGGTGGTATCGGTCTGTAATGTCATTAACGATCATTATAATCCAATGTAGTTCTGGATCACCATATAACTTATGTGCGATGATCTCTGGAGTTTCACCCCCCTTTACATCGTAAGTATCAAATGATAATGTGTTAAGTTTTATTTTTGAACGAAGACCTACTCTCCTCAAAAGATTGGTTACGTTTTTAAAATAGTAATTACCCACCGAGTCATAAGGTATTACTGGAAATGTATCAAAATACATGATTAGTATCCTTCGTTTATCTTCTCTCTTGTAATTAGTTCGATCTCTTTAAAGTTCAAAGTCATTGTGGTTTCGACCAATGGTGCTCCTCGACCTCCATTATGTTCTGGAAATTGTTGTTCAAAATTTTCTTCTGGGAAAGTTTGAAACCTGGCACCACCGTAGTTTACGCTCATGGTCTCTAAAAAACAATCTGCGATTTTGTGCATAAATCTATTTTGTGAACCTTTATACATATACTCTATTTCAAAGGTTGCAGGCACCACCATGTGTCTTCCATGTAACCCACGTTCTGTATCGTGAAACTCTGGTGACATTGCGTTTCTAAACGCAAATATAATTTTTCTTACGTTTTGTGCCTCTTGAGAACTTTTAGGAATCATTTTGAAAGTATATTGAAACTGTCTTTTATTAATTCCTTTAAACGCAAGTTCTGTACGATCTGCGAGTATTGATCCTTGAGCTGCTTCAACCGACTCTCTAAGTCCACCAATGCCAGGTATTGACCCAGAGAGTCCTAAGATTGAAAGGAGAATTGCATCAGCAGCAGCTGTAGATAAATCAGGAAAAACTTTCTCGATTGCATTTCTTATTCCACCACCCCCTCCACCACCTTCATTGTATGCAGCAATCGCTTGGTTTACTAACTGAGTTGCGATTCCAATTTGAGTATCAGTGTAGTTCACACTTTGTATTGATTGAATATTTGACGGCATAAACATACATATAGATTTACTGGTTCTAGTAACTGGAGCTCTTTCAAATATTATTGCTGGGTCTCTTTTTTCTCTTTCAACTGCGGCATCTTTTCTATTTTGTATAACGTCTTGAATAGGGCCAGTAACAAAAGCACCAGAGGGAGATTTATCAACATCTTCAATCACCTGTTTTGCAACATTGGATGGATTACTTGATTGGATATAAGGAAACGTGTCACCACTATATTCTGAACCTGTGTTTTTTATCACATTCTCAATACTTTCCGTTAGAAGACCTGTAGATTTTGTTATACCAGACAAACTTTTTTTACTTTCATTACTAATCCTTGCACCTAATGTTCCAAAATCACCAGTAAAATCAAACCCCCTTTTCGCACCCAACTCTGCAGCTGCACCACTGACAGTGGTTTTTGCATTTGCAATTCGTGACTTGATTGCATTTCCTAAAACTCCTAACTCACCACCAACTCCATCATCTAAATTAAGTAAGTCATCTACTTGTCCAAGTTGAGCATCTACTGCTGCCGATATGTCTGCATCACCAAGAAGAGCAGCTGCCCCTGCCACACCATCGACTGCATCGGTTACATCTGCAACTTTTGTTGATACACCACCTGTTACATCTGTAAGTTTACCTTTACCTATATCAGCTGATATATCAATACCTCTGTTAAGACCACGTTCTGATACTGCTTTACCAAGATCATTTTCAGTGTCACTCTTTTGCAATCTTGGGAATGTTAGTTTTGCTTTCTCGTTTACCTTAATAAAAAATTGAATGTAATGTCCGTGATTCATATCCTCTGGTTTACCAGAGTTTAACTCTTGAGGGAAACAAAGTACATCATCGCTCGCACCGATGTATTGAACTTCCTCTCTAAACCGATTTGCTATGAGTGCGTCTTGAGACTCATTATCGGTAATATTTTTTATCAGACCTGATACTGGTATGAAATCACCCAATGCCATATAAATATCCTTATAACTCTTTTTTTTATTATTTATACACCATGTCATATAAAGGTAGATACAAACCAACAAACCCTAAGAAATATAAAGGTGACCCATCCCAAGTGATCTATCGTTCACTATGGGAACGTAAACTTATGGTTTACTGTGATAACACAGATGCAATACTGGAGTGGGGTAGTGAGGAGATTATCATACCTTACAGGTCGCCGTGGGATGGTAGAATACATCGTTACTTTCCAGACTTTTATATAAAGGTTAGACAATCAAATGGTGCGATTAAGAAGTTTATTATTGAAGTCAAACCAAAATATCAAACCAAACCACCAGTAAGAAATCCAAAACGTAAAACAAAAAAGTGGTATAAGGATGTAGAGAATTGGGGTGTTAACTCTGCAAAGTGGAAATCTGCAACAGAGTTTTGTAAAGACCAAAACATGGAGTTTAAGATACTGACTGAAGATCATCTGAACCCTCAGTATAAATAATTACATGGCACAAAGTAAATACATTCAAAGTCTGAAAAGAGCAGCTGGAGGTAGAAATTTATCCAATGAGTGGTATCGTAAAAAAATAAGAGAATTTGGAAAACCAAACGCACAACAGTTAATCACAGACGGAAAAAGTAGTGCATCCCCCTTTTTTGGTAGACTAAATATGTTTTTTTACAGTCCTAAGTTAAAACAAAAGTTACCATATTACGATATATTTCCATTGGTTTTACCATTAGAAAGTTACTCAGGTGGATTTCTTGGAATTAATTTTCACTACTTACCAATACCACTTAGAGTTGGTTTATTAGATACACTGACTGAATACAGTAGTAATGATAATTTTGATAAAACCACAAAATTAAATGTAAATTATAATAATGTAAAAGGTATAGGTTTAGTTAAACCAACTTTGCATAAATATTTAAATGGGTTTACAAGATCGTCTTTTCGCAGAATAGATGCAGACGAATTTGTAATCGCAACATTGTTACCAGTGCAACAATTTAGAAAAGCATCATCAAGGAAAGTTTGGTCAGACAGTAGAAAGATGATATAATGTCAGAAAAATTTACAAAGTTAGGTAGAGATTTTAGAAAGGTTGTATCTGATGTTTCTGAGAATCAAACACTCAGAAAACTAGGAGGTGCGATCAAGGGCGCTGCAGTCAATAAAGGTTCTGCGATAGTTCGTAATAGACGAATAGGAGGACTCGCATACGGTATACTTGATGAACTTTTAGCATCGTTCCGTAGCGATCATGGTTATGCACGGCCAGGTAGATTTGAGGTTGCAATCAATCCACCATCTGCACTCAAGATTGGTTCAAGTAGTAGTGGTAGTACATCAATAGAAGGTGCGTTTTCAAAACTTCTATCATCAAACACTGAAAACAAAGATGTGATGTTGCGATGTCATGCTATAACTATGCCAGGTCGTAACTTAGACACCGACCCAGACACCAGTTTACACGGCCCAACAAAACAAGTGGTAAATGGATGGTCATTTGCAGAGATAACTGCATCATTTAATATGTCAAACGATTTAAGGGAAAGACAGTTTTTTGAGAGGTGGCAACAAACTGCATTTAACGAAGGAACATGGTCAATAAATTATTACAATGATTATGTTGGAAGTCTTGAAATATATCAATTAGACTTACAAAACAGAAGAAGGTCTGGTGTAAAGTTATTTGAAGCGTTTCCAAAAACTATATCTGGACAACAGTATGACAATGCCGCATTTAATCAGATTCAAAGATTGGATGTCACGTTTGCATATAGATATTGGGAATCTTTGGATAAGGAAGAACCTAAAAGAGCATTTAATGAAAGGGTAGAGGATAGAGTTAGAGATGTGGTTGAGAGAAAAATTCTATCGAAGATACCAAAAGTAATATCTAAATTATAAACTAAAGGATGAAAAATTATGGCATTACCAAAGTTAGAAACACCAACTTATGAGTTGGAATTACCATCAACAGGAGAAAAGATAAAGTATAGACCATTTTTGGTTAAGGAACAAAAAGTATTAATGATGGCTCAAGAAAGTAAGAAAGAGGATGAGATCATAAACACAATTTCCTCTATCATAGACTCTTGCACATTTAATAAGTTATCTGGTGATAGTTTACCGATGTTTGATGTGGAGTATATATTTTTAAAGATTAGATCAAAATCTGTGGGTGAAACATCAACGGTGCAAATACTATGTCCTGATGATGAGGAGACTAGAGTACCAACCACCATTAATCTTGAGGAAGTTGATGTGCAAATGTCAAAGGATCACTCAAATGAAATCAATATTTCAGACGACATAAAAATGATTATGAAATATCCAAGATTGGGTGATATGAAAAAAATAAATACAGGTGAGTCTCAAGTCAAACAAGTCTTTAGTATTCTTAAATTATGTGTAAAAGAAATCCATCATGGAGAAACCATTTACAATTCTGTGGATATCAGTGATAAAGACATTGAGGAATTTGTTGATAATTTTACAACATCGCAGTTTGAAGGAGTGACAAATTTTTTTGATTCAATGCCAAAACTAAGACACACAATAATGGTTACGAATCCAAAAACTAAGGTGCAGAGTGAAGTTACACTTGAGGGGATGCAAAGTTTTTTAGCATAATCCTTTCTCACGATAACTTATATAATTATATGCAAACTAATTTTGCATTGATGCAACATCATAAGTATAGTTTAACTGAATTAGAAAACATGATGCCGTGGGAAAGGGAGATTTATTTAGGATTGTTAGAAAAATTCATCAAAGATGAAAACGAAAAGGCAGAAAAAGAGAGGATGCAACATGGTAGGTAAGGAAGTAAAACCAGTTAATCGTTATCAAAAATGGGTAGATATGGCTCATGCAGTTGACCAGTGGAGAATATTTCCACGAATATTCATATCAACATACATCTATCTACTCTATGCAGTTGTTATATGGTACATGGATTTATCTACACCAACGATGGAACAAAGTGGTTTAGTTAGTATCGTAGTGGGTGCTGGTGCTGCGTGGTTTGGACTTTACACAGGATCGAGTAAGAAATAATGGCAAACGATTTTTCAGAGTTATTAAAGGCACAAAAAGAGACCAATAAACAACTTCAACATTTAAGAAAAGAAGTTGCAAAGGACGAACCTTTCGCACAAAGTGATGAGGCAAAGGGTGTTGCTGCACACATGGTCGCAAAAAAGGTGTCTGGTGAAACAGAGGTTGATAACCTTGTTGAAAAACTTAATAAAGATCAACAAGAACGTAATCAAGCACTAATAGATTCAATCACAAATGCGATTGGTGGTAAAGGTGGTGGAACTGGAAATCCAAACATACCTAGTAAAAAAACCCCATCTCAAAAAAAAGAGGATGAAAAAAATCAAAAAGGTATTTTTTCGGCAATTCTTGCGTCATTTCAGAAACTAGGAAAATCAATAACAGATACCGTTAAAGCACCTTTTTCTGGCGCTATGTCAGGTGTTATTGGTATATTTACTTTTCTGAGTGCTCTCTTTAAAGCACTGGCTGCAACAGGTGTTCTTTTAGGTCTAAGAGAACTTCTTCTAAAAGTAGATGGTGAGAAATTTGCAAAAATTGTTCTTGATATTTTTGATCTCATGGAAGAGAAGTTTAATAAGATAAAAAATTATTTCAAAGAAGTGATGGACACATATGAAAACGAGGGATTTGTGGCAGCTGCAAAAAAAATCTTTGATGACTTTTTATGCCTACTTCCACCCATCTTTAAGAATTTTTTTGATGGGGTTTTTAAAGAATTTAATGATGCAATGGAAGTCTTCAATCAAGAAGACCTTGGCAAAGGAATCGAAAAGTTTAAAGAAAATTTTCCTGAGTTTTCAAAATCTTTTCAAAACATACTTTTTGGAATTTTGGGTATATTAGGAGTTACTGGGGTTGGAACTTATTACGCAGGCAAATTTACTATCATGTTTCTGTTTAAGACACTAAAAAAGGCTCTTGAAAAAATCGGAGGTGGTCTTGCAACTATTCTTGGAGTAAATGCAACTAAACCTACACCTAGTGGTCAAGGTGCGGGCGTAGCACCTGTTGCTGGTGCAACCCCTACTGTGACAGCACTATCTAAACCATCACAACCCAAAGCATTTCTAGGTAAAAAGGTTGGTGATATTGTTGAAGTGCGAGAAAAAGGAGGAATGAGATACAAAGAAATAACAGGAATATCTAAGGCTGGAACTGCGATGAGTGGTTATACCACAAGGGAGGCTTTTCTTAAACAACAGGGAAATGCAAGTGTATTTAATCGTGTTATGCGTAACTTTCCAAATGTTAATAGTTTTTTCACTGGTTTAGCAAAAATTACTGGAAAGGTTCTTGGGCCAGGACTTGTTGTTGGACTTGGTTTGATGGATGCTTTTAATGTTTTGGATAGTGACATGGAGGCTCAAAAGAAAAAGAAAGAACTTATGAAAATATTAGGGGGAACTGTTGGAACATTAGGTGGTGCAGCGATTGGATTTGCATTTGGTGGACTTCCAGGCTCATTAATTACCAGTCTTATCGGTTATTATGGTGGAGATTATTTTTTCGGTAAAATGGCAGATTTCTTTCTTGGAAATAAACAAGAACCGTTTTCACAAGCTGAGATAGAAAAAGCAAGAGAGGAAGAGGCATCTGGACAAACACAACAAAAAATTACAGAATTAGGAAGTGCTATGCAATTTGCAGAAGAACAAATGAAAAGAAGTAGAGAGGGTTCTTCTCAGTTTAGACAAGCACAACAAGATTACAATAGGTTCAGAAAAGAGTATGATGAAACAGTTAGTAGAAGTCTTCTAGTCCAAGAGATGGAACAACGAGATAGGGAGTTACAAGCAGAACGTAGTGATAATATAAGTGACCTTGCAAATATTTTGACTGTTGGGAATGTTAGTAATGATAACAGTTCAAATGTTAATAATTATAATATGAACCTTCAACGCATCACTAATCCTGATATGTTGTTTCAAAGTGCTGCAATTCAAACAGGCCCAACATAAAAAAACCCCCATCTCTGGGGGTCTCTTTTTTACTGACTTGCAAGTTTGTTGAAGTAATCCATTGTATCATCTTCATCTTCTTGTTTTGATTCTACTGGTTTAGTATCAACCTTTGGTGACGCAATGGGTTCATCATCCATTGTATCTGTCACATTACCGACTGACACCGTTCCAGATAATACTGCATCCAGACGAGTCTTGAGTTCTTCGTATGACTTGAAGTTTGTTGATGCGGTGAACTCTTTGAGTGCATACTGTTTCTTCCAGATACCCTCAATCACTGAGTCATCACCTAACGCACTTGGTGTCTCAAACTCTGACTTGTCGTAGTTCCAGTAACCGTCTACTTTACGAATCTTCAACTTGAAGTTTGCACCTTCCCAAAAATCAAATGGGTTGATTGGTGTCTCATCTTCAAACTCTGGTTGCATTGCAGCCATCAGTTTGTCAAAGATTTTCTTACCGTATCTGTAGAGGAATACCTTACCTTCGTTCTCTGGATGTTTGGAATCACTGACAACGTAGATGTTAGAGAAGTATTGCAACTTTCTCTTCTGTTTTCTTGCAGTCTCTTTGTCAGATTCTAAACCTGTGTTCCACAACTTGGTATTGTGTTCTGACACAGGGTCTTTCTGACCGACAGTGGTGAGAGAGTTCTCAATGTACCACTGACCAGTTGGCCCTTGAAATGCATGATTCCAGACTTTCGCCCAAGGCATATCTTCACCTTCAACTGATGGTAGAAAACGAATGACTGCGTAACCATTACCAGACTTGTCCAGTTCTGGTTTCCATAGTCTCTCATCTACATATGATTTCTTCTCTTGAGGTGCAGAATCTTCCTTAACTGCGTTGAGAAGTTTATCGAGTGAATTACTCTTTCTAAGTGTTTCTAATGACATATTAGTCTCCTTGTGTTAACGTATGTTTAAATGTATCG